AATAATATACTGAAGAGGATATACTCTTCAGTATATTATTAAGTAATATATAATTATTTAGTTAGTTCTTTTTACACCATTGAAACCATCCAAAGTAATAGGTAGAAATGATATTGGTTTAAAGATGACATCCATGTCAAAATAACCAATATAGATTAAAGAATCTGGATTAGCCGTAATCCTAATCTTACCAGTATCGTAGTTATAGCCATTCTGACTATATTTAACCACAGTTACTTTCAGAGAATCCATTCTAAAGTTAGCTCTATTTCGAATAGCATCAAATACCTCTTTTACTTTAGGAGTATTGTATTTCCAACTATCAGTAGTAATACTAAACGAACCATCTGAGTTATCACCATCGATGTTATAGATTAACCATTGAGCACCTACGTGAATTCTTCTGTAAGAACGAATGGTACTAGAACCTTCCCATCTCTCACTATTATCTTTTGCCGTAACTTTAACTGCAGTGTTTTTATCTTTCAAGAATTTATTACGAAATTCCTCAGACGCATTGAATTGGTCTTTAGTAAAACTAATAGGTAGGTTTACCTTAGAACGTGGTGTACCAAATTCTACCTCATCTAACCTTAAAGGAAACTCATTGATTTCATTAATGTGGTTAAGTAAGTTTTGTTCTTCTGAAATATTTGGATTGACTCTCATTTCAATCTCCTTATTACAGAATTACCAACTAAACGATTTAGATAAAGTTTGTTTAACTGGTTTATCAGAAGATTTCTTGAAGATATCAGATAGAATAGACAGAGTAGAAGATTCTACAGATACCATACCTGCTTCAGCACGTTCTACTACACGTTTAGCAGATTCAGCTGTAACTTCAACATCACAAGTATCAATTACATTAACATGGTTAACAGATTCACAAGATGGGCTGATTAGTTTTTCAGCACAAGTAATACCTGGTTCAGTCACGTAGTCAAATGTAATTACAGTGTGTAATACTTTAACATTGCGACCACCCATGTTCTTACGAGTAGTCAGACTACGAATACTAAAGCAAACATTGAAGCCTTTTTCTTGCAAGTCTTGTTCTAAGAACTTACCATAAGGGCCACTTGGTTTAATCTTAGCAAAGATACCAACACATTTTTCTTTAGTCAATGGGTCAATGTAACCTGGTACCAACCAAATCGCACCAAAGGTAGCACATACTTTGGTTTCTTCAATCTGCATATTTCGTTCTAGGAACTGAATATCAGTCATGCCTGCATCACGTTTAGGATGACCGTATTCCGCTTTAACGAAACCACCTTGAATTCTATCATTAAACAGAGTACCTGGAGCAAAGAAGCTTTCAGCACCTTCTGAAGAATAATATTCATTTTGACCTGATTTATTTACATTTTTAGATGCGTGGTCTAACGCACCGATACAGATAGTATACCAACCACCTTCATCAGGTCGTAATACACCTTCTTTACCTGTACCATCTAATCTTGACATTTTATAGACAAAATTAGAATCTTTCATGTCGTAACTTAACATAGTTAAATATCCATTTCTTTTTTTAATATCTTAAGATGTAATCAATAGTTTCTGTTTGGTTAGTAGGATTATTAATAGCGGAAACGACACCAGTGTAGAAATAACTACCAGTGATTTTAGTCAACGCACTAGTAGCACTAAAGTTTACAGATGAGGCGGGAACATACACAGGTGGTGTATTAACCATATCAACTTCATTAATAATTTCCCGATAATACTGGTTGATGTCATTTGGGTTCCTTGCAATAATACTGATAGGTACAGTAGGCGCTTCCATTGTATCAGATAACGAAGCACCTGCAAACTCATTACACGTATCGAATATCTTATTAATATCCATATACGTTACGTAGAATGGAACCTTACCCCTACTAATAAATTCCTTGAATACTTTTACAATAATGTTATTATCTTTCAAAATATCCATTGTTTTAATAACCACAGAACCAGGCTGGTAGGTTAACACATAATACGGTTCTTGTGTTTCCTCATGTGTAACAATATCTACAGAATCTGGGTCTGAATGTAGATACCCCATCATGTTGTGGATTGCATAATAGCTTCCATCTAAAGTCTCTATTTTAAACAAACCGTAGAATGAAGTATCTACACCAACAGTAGCCAGACCAACTGTTTCAAAACGTACAGGGAAAATGATTTTACAACCTTTAGTAGTAATTACTTGGTTGTCTACTTCTTTTAAAATATCTTTGATTTTATCAGCATCACGCTGTGACAGATTATTCATCAGTTGGTCCTTTCAGAGGCCCTTTCAGTGGGTCCTTACAGATTAATAGCTTACTAGTTCAATTTGACCAGCTACCCATTCAATCAGTAAATCAATCATGGTATTAGAAATCAATGAAGCTGGAGTAGCATTAGGGTTTTTGATTTCTAACTGATTAATACGTTGAATGATGACACCAGCCATAGTCTCATGGAAGAATAGTTTGCAAATAAGTTGTGCAATAACCATACGCAATGGTGTTTCCAATAGACGTGAGCCTGGGAAGTGTGCATTAATAAACTTATTGATTTCACCACGGTATTCTACAGACATTTTGTTGTCTGGGATGAAACTACGCAAATCAGAAGTTTCTTCACTGTCGATAGTCTCTTGAATCAAGTTAATAATATTACCTTGGATTGCATCCAACAGTCGAGAAATTTTACGGCTTTTCTCTACACGTACTTCACTTGATAAAACAACAGAACCACGGTCTTTCAGTTTATCCAAGTTTTCAACAATACCACTAATAGAACGATAGTGGATATTGTTAGCAGTGTTTAGAATACCTACCATTACTTCAATTTTATCTGGGTTTTCCCATTCGTCGTATACTTTACCGTATACAGTGATTTCTTTTTTAGTAGTATCTGGATTAATACCTTGAATAAGGATTTTACCAGAAATAGCATTAGCGATTTGGTTTACATTAGATTGGATAACACGAGCACATGCTGAACGGAAGAAGTTACACCATACAGTCAAGTTAACATTATCCAGATTCAAACCTTTAGTAGGTTCTTTCGCAATCTTGTCTACAATCAAGAAACCAATAACAGACAATAACATATTGCGATAAGATTGAACCAAACCACCGACTTTCTCATTAGTACCGAGAATCAATTCATTATAAGCAGTATCGAATAAATCGCCTTCAAATGAATTATTCCAGATAGTAGCTAGTTCCATAATACCAGCATTGACATCATCAGAATTGGTGCGACACATTTCAATCAATTGGTCGCGGTTTAAGTTATCTGGGAAAGTAGGTTTAAAGCTAGGGCCTTTTTGCACACGTTCTACAATGGCAAAAGTATTAATATATTGACCTAATGGGCCGTATAAGAAATCAGGAATGTCTAATTTCTTAATATTAATTACAGCACCGCGTTGTTCTTTTTCTTTTAAAGTAGCTTCTACTTTATTGTGTAAGTCCTCTACAATTGGATTAACCACATTACGAACAAAGTTTACTTGATTAATAAGAGGTTTAACATAAGTTTTATCCATCTCATCTAGAGCAACACCCAAAGCAAAGTTACCACTTAGAGCAAATGGTGTATTTGCTTTGTCAGAAATCAAACTCAGACTTTGGTTAATACTTTCAGTAGAAGCTACAATTTCTTCTTCAGGCATACAGTTTTTAAAGATGTATTCCAAAGGACTGTTTGCTTGACATTTTAGTTTTTGACGTGGGAGTAAAGAGGCTTTAGCAGTTTGTGAAGAGAGAGCCAGTAAACGAGTGCTAATCATTTAGAATCTCCTTTAGAAATAATACGACGTTGTAAGTCGGCTAATGCCAATTCTTCAACGACGTCTGTTGTCAAAACATCACCATCTTTCTCAGGAAGAGTACCGATGACATTATTAATTACATGTAGTGATAAACGACTCACTAGAAAAGCAGCACTGGCTAAAACCAATGCGTTTTCTGAATCGACGAGTATTTCTTTATTCATTTTAAATACCTCGAGGTTAGTAAATAAATTCATTAAACGTTTAATAAGAAGAGAGACTACTCCCCGTAAGGAAGCAGCCTCTCTAGTCACAAATACAGCTAATTTTTACTATTAAAGTAGGTATCTGCTACCTTTTTACTCATCTCGACCAATAGGGTATTTGTCATACCCATTAGGAAAGGACTGTTAACGATCCTATTATAAACGCTGTTACTACCAAAGATAGCATCAAGTTCCATACCCATAGAACCATCCTTATTAGCAAGGCGTGGTGGTTCATCGTATACGTAACCCACAGTGGCCTTCAATTGTGCTGAAAACACGAGCTTCGACATTTTCAATAAGAGGCGTTAACTCTTATCCGTGTATATTATACACTGCTTACACTTTCATGTAAGACAAGACTATATCTTTTCCCTATAGCTAATTATAGTTATAGGGAAGTCCCCATTTCCGTTCACTTGAACGTACACCGTGGCAAGCGGTTAGTCGTTGAACTTTCAACATATGTTATTAAACACTTAGTTGCTTAGCTGCTGATTACCCAATTCTATTTATTTTCAAACCCTCACGCTTATTATTTCTAATTACGTTGTGGTTAAATAGACTCTAAGGGACTTCCAGCAATTAGAGGACATTCGACTAGATATTACTACCTAGAAGGACAAGTTAATTCAATTTAATTGAAATTAATATTTATCGCCAACACTAATACCTTGGTCACTACTAATAGTAAATACAATCACAGCAGTATCTACAAGTAATGGATTACCATCTACACGATAAGTATCATCTACTTCACCAGTATATGGTTTTTTACCTAAAGCTTTTTGTAGAGCAATTAATTTATTGTCAGAAGCATTAGCAATCTTCATCAGTGATTCAGACATATCTTCTTTATCACCATTGTAGAATACTTCTACTTTATCAATCACACCATTAATGCTACTCTTAGGAGCTGACTTACTTAAGTTTCTTAATAAGTCAATACTATTCTCATCAAACAGATTACCATCATGTGTAATACTATCTTCAATGTAACATAACGGATCATCAATCTTAATTACAGTACCAGGTTTAGCTAGTCTATGGATACTTTGGTCAAAGTTTACAACTACTTCTTTTTTAACTACAGTTTTAACACGTGTGTTTTCACCAAAGTTACGAGTAATGGCTGTAGAGTCTTCAAAGGTATATGGATGCTCGATTAACGCTACTTTACCTAATACACCAGTTTTCATTGCTAGTTTACCAGGCTTCATTGGGTCAGCAGTAAAGAAGTCAGCATTATAGGCAATAGCATCACCTTTCTTAATTTTATCGCCTTTCTTCAAATGAGTAGTAATATCGTGAGCAGTATTAAAACCATCACTAGAACCATAACGTCTACCGATTTCTACTTGTTTGGTGCTGCCATCCTTATAAGTAACTGTGATTGCAAAATCACTAACATCAGTAACGACACCATCTTGTTCAGCAGTAGAAGCGTACATATCACTACAACGCTCTACTAGCTTCTCATCGTAACCAGTTCGCAGAGGCATTACCTGACCATTAGATGAAGATAGGCTGTGGGATAGCTGTATGTTAATGAAATTAACGCGTTTGGGCACATATGAACGAATTTCATATATAAAAACATTTCGTTTTTATGTTTAATCGTTTCTTAATAGTTAGACTATATCATACCGCAGGTTGGTTAGACCTACGGCCCGTCAGCTTGGGGAGTCCACGCTGTGCAGACTCCCTACTCTACTCACTTCCACTTATTAGTCCTTATTTACTAATAAGCGTGTTTTCGATAGTCGTTGAACCTTATTCTACTTTATATTCAGGAACCGTAACGAATACAGAATTTTCTCGACTATGGAATTCATTAAACACTCTTCCGTTTTTCTTAACGTTAAGTTTTAGTTTAATTCTACCAAAGTATAAATCTTTTTCGTTATAACCAGGCAACTGAGTTAATTCTCGAGTGAAAACATCAATATCCTTCCAATAATCAGGAAGTCTATCTTTATCCAATCTATTGAATAGTTGTCTGAGTTTTCTACGAATAACACTTTTTACCTTAGTTATTGGTATCTGTTCAAAAGCAGAATCTTGGCTGCGGATTTTCTCTATTACTTTGCTTTTTACCGTCTCAGCTTGATTAGAGTTGCCCCCAGGTATATCGCTATCCTGGGTTGGTACAAAGTACTTAGCGAGAGGTCCCCGCAATTCAAACGGTTTAAGGACGACCCAATCTTTATAGTAAATCCAATTATAACCATTCTTTCTTGTACGATTTTCACAACGATAAACTACAGTTGTGGCACCACAATTAAAGAATCTACCTGCACCATGTACCGATAAGAAAAACATAATATCGTCACCGTTGTAAACAAATACAGGTTCGATATCTTTATTCTTATCAATAAGCTCTAGCATCGGATCCATCACTAATCTCCAGGGGTTAGGATTGTCACGATACTTTACGAGGCACATGCTTGGCGTAAATGGTTGTTCTTCTTTAGACAACCAAACTGATAATGTGGATACACCTAAGTTTAAAAACTTAGCTGCTTCTGTTATTGTATCAAAATCGTACTCTAACGAAGTCGAAAGGTCTTTAACAGATATAGGTTTTTCTTTTCCATTTAATAAAATAAGATTATCATCGGGAAACTCTTGTTCTGGATAGCAGTATTGCCATCCTTCAGGAAAAACAGTACTCGGGCTGTCTAATCTACCTGATCTCTTAAGTGAATTTTTGGAAATACCAACATGTCTTTCACAAGCATTACAACTTTCAAACAAGATAATTTCTTTAGTTTCCCAATTCCTAGCTTTTACAGGAGTGTACTTATTAATATGTTCACCCGAGGTCCAAGCCCTTCTTATATTTTCCTGACAAGTGACTATTTCTAAATTCTCAAGTCGGTTATCTGTTTTATTTCCGTTGATATGGTCGGTAACTTTATCTTTAGGCCATTTATCAGACTCTAAAATATAAGTCTTAGCCATTAACTGATGTACGGGAAAAGTCTTATTCCTACCGTACTCGACAACCAAACGCACGTGAAGATAACCATGAGATGACTTAGCAGGCTTCATTAGTTTTGGATAACCTCTTACTAAAGATAAGGTATCTCCAGTTTTACTAATGAAATATTTACCATTAAGTCCAGGAATTTCTTTAAATGAAGTATTATTAAATTGCATTGTTTTTAACATTTGTATTACCTTAAAATAAGTTATATCAAATGTTTAGCAATGTTGAAATATTTTTTTGAACATACAAATAATGCATGTCCCTATAACTGTTTTTTTAGTTTATATAAACTAGATTTACTTAAATCAATCGTCCATGTCAGAACAAGGATACATCATTGCTGATGTAGAGAATACATTTTCAGGTTTTAAATCCTTATTCACTTCTTCAGTACCAGAATTTTCTGGTAAACCATAAAGTGATTTAAACTTAGGGTTAGCCGACATGTAAGTGGTTACACCAGCATCACTACTGTCAACACTAGCTTCTGAAATAACACCTATAGAAGTCTTGTGGTGAATACGTGTACGTTTAACCATACTCTTCTTACCACGACCACCATTACCACTAAATGTCGTAACTTCCTGTTGTTTTAAATCTTGAATTGGATTTAAATTCTCTACAGTTTGTTTAGATGTATCTTTTAAGATAGACATCCATACTGCCTCAGGATTAAGTTCAATTGGGTAGTTTGCTTTAATACCATGGCGATTATGTTCACGCAATGAATTAACAATAGCTTTATATACTTCACCAGCCATTCTTTCATAACCGGCAATACGTTGACCAGTCATGTCTACTTCATCAGCATGGTATCGTGTTAATAGCAATTCTACAGAACGAATCAATAAACCAGTAAAGTCAGTAGGCTCATTCATTTCAATCAAAATACGTTCAGTAATTGGGTCTACAAACATGTTGTTGTATAAATCAATTTCTTTAACATATCTACCAGGGATTTTAATAGTCTCTAAAAGATTGAAATAGATTTCTTTTCTATCTAATAAAGATATTGCAACATCGCTAGTATCGCATTTACTTAAACCTGATAAGATTAATGAAGCCATTCTGTCTTTACGAGATAATACTAAAGAGAAATCAGAAAACTTAATCATGTATTCATGGCTTTCTAATTTAACACGTGTACCTGTCTTAACAGTTTTATAGTATTTTGGTTTTAAAGCAGCAATTAGTTTAGTTAGACCGAGCTTGTAGCCCAATACTAAACCAATTGGCAAAGGTTTACCCATGATATCAATGGTAACTGATTCTACTGGTGCTTTAGATGAATCAATACCACACATGAATTCAATATCACCTAGTTCTGTTACTTCATTACCAATAACAGAATAGAAAATACCATCTTCATTAACACCTAAACCAAACTTACCTTTATAACTACCAGCAAAGAATAAACCTTTAGATTCTACACTTCTAACTAAATCACTACCAAAACGCTCATTGGTTTTATTGTAGTCGAAATAGATAAATGCATCTTTTGTAGTCACTGCTCTGAAATGCATCGATAATAAAGAATAGATATCTGGAGCTTTTACATTATTATCAAACACATTACCACTACGTGTTTCTTTTACTGAATCTAAGTCAGGATTAAAAGCAATAGCACGGATTTGTCCAATTAACCATTTTTCGTAGTTAAACTGACGAGTAGTATCTCGTTTAGCAAATGTCTTACCAAAGTAAGAAGTCAATGCTACAGTACTATCGTTAATTTTTCTAATAGGTAACTTTATATTTTAATATAAATGGACTATATCTTGACTTGGTTGGTTAGACCAAGCCCCCACCGTTTGGGAGAGTCTACATAACGTAGACACCCTACTCTACTCAGTTCCATTGTATAAACCTTAATATTATACAACGTCTTTTCGATAGTCTCTGAACTCACTTCTCATTGAGAAGCTTCGCTGCGTCGATTGTACCTATACAATAATGTTTTCACTATGCTGATTGACAATATTACGTCATCAGTATTACAGTATATCGCTATCTGTAAGTAGTAATTATTGTTTTAAAGCGGTAGTTTCCCGCAATTAGATGGGTTACGCGACATACCTAAATTATAAATTCTAAATTGAATTTATAAGAAAATTTTTCATATCGCGACGCTGGTTTCTGAGGATGTAATCGACCCCGCTGACGGTAAATTTACCATCACCTCTAACTCTAGGTAGTTTAACACGAATGGTAGATTGCTCACCTTCGATAGGTTTAATCTTCATGGAGTATACGTCGTAACCACCCATGATATTTTCATGAGTTTGCTTACGTATATCGTGTACAATCGCACCACCACCTTGAATACCTACCATCATTGCAGCTACATCTCGTTCTAAGTGTTTCTCAATGTAGCGCTTACCCATGACATTTAAAGTAGAAACTTCTTTATCTTCATTTGAAATCTCTAATTCTTCAGGTTTAGTATTGACCATCTCGCCAACAGTCATTTTACTGTCATTGGTTAGTTTCAAATTACGATACTTACCAATAGACTTACGAATACCATCGTATTTAGATACAGTCATGTTTTGGTTTTTAGCAATATAATCTAAAGCTGCTTTAGCTTTTTCTTCAGCTGTTTTTGTTTCTTTAGGTTTAGTTACTAAGACAGGAATTTCTTCAATAGGCAATTTAGATACATTGAGTATATCAGATACATCTAAATTAGTATCAATTCTATCGTTAAATTCTTCTTCTTGCTCAGTAGGGATAGAAACTACTCGACTAATATTGATATTACTTTTCTTCTCTTGTTCTTTAGAATCAAGAGATTCTGAAAAATCAACATCATCTTCATCGTCGATAATATCACCAATAATGTCTAAGTCTTTTTGAACAGTTAAATCAGCAGAATCATCTGTAATAATGTTTTCACTAATATCCAGATTATCTTCTTCCTGTCCTTCTACTCCATCAGTATCATCAGCGTTATCAGTTGTATCATCCTCGTTATCTACATCTACCGGTTTTTCATTTACTTTAATATCAGTAAGTGATTTACTTTGCTTATCTTTATTAGATTCGTCATCAGAACCTTTAAAGTCTTCTGTTTCTTTAGCTTCTTGTTCCAATACTTCTTCTTCAGTTAATTCAATTAAACTAGAATCTACAGAAGCTTTGTTTAATTGAATAAGCATTTTAATAAAGTTTTTAGACATATTGGTCGGGTCTAATTTACCTGATTTATTTTCATCAGACTTACGCCATCTGTCTAACTGACCTAAAGAATAATAAGTAAAGACATTATTACTAACAAAAACAAAATTAACCTTTTCTAGAATTTTTAAAGGAATGTTTTTAAAGATAGACTTATTACGATTTAAACCTAACCATTTCCACAATTCGAAGATAATAAGTTTTTCAAGTGTATTAAAACGAGTAAAGAACGTGTTAGTAACAACATTCGCACCCATCTTCATTTCAGATACTTTTGGTAAGTCTTTTAAATCAGGTACATTTAAGAAAATAAACTGATTATAATAATCACCATGGGCATCGTAGATGTCTTTCATCCCTTTAATAAAAGTATTAATGATATTAGTATTCTTATAGTAAGGAATCCTAATTTCATTACCTAAGTATTTATATCTTTTATCGCAGATAGCATAGTTTAAAATAACAGGTACTAAAGGATTAGGTTTTACTTTACTTAGGTCGTAACAAGGAATGAACTTATGGTTTTGTTTAATGTATTTACGAATAACTTCCAATGGCATGAAAGCACGTATATTCATGTTACCTAGACGAGTAATTAAGTCTTGGTAAAAATAAATAGGAATACGCTGCACAGTTTCAGCAAACATAGGATTTGTTTTACTTGGCCCTACGTCATCACTGGTACTACCAAAGTAATGAAAAGCATTTTGTTTAGGGAGGATAAATTTAGTTAAATTAAAAATCCTCGGAGCCTGTAATTTATCTACAGTTCTATTACCGAACTTAAGATAAAAGTTATTGTAGTTTATTCTCATTTCACACTTTCCTCAAAAGTACCAAGATTATGGCAAACAAAGTTAATCGTGTCAAAGCCCAATGGATAACGAATCCTTCCGTCGCTACCGACGTAAGCTTTTTTAGTTTTCTTATACTGTTTAATCTCATTTCTAGATTCCTCAGTAAATGAACAAATAAGGTTTTCTTGGTCCCCATCGTTCGATTTTGGGGACTAATAGCTGGACCATATCATCATCTTCAACATTACTTGCTAAGACTCCAAAGTAACTATAAAGCTACTAAGAAGGATACATAGAGGCTTTGTAATTAGTTTACAAAGCCACTGTATCTGCCCCCCATTTGGGACTCACTTGAGTCCTACGTCTTTCGACTGGTCTCTGAACGTTCACCCTTATGCTAAGGGCGCTTCGCTGCGGGTTATTGTAATGACTAATCTCTTTTACTATACCTTAATTAATTAGATTAAGCCCTATAGTGTATTACTACCTATAGTTAGTGTATCAGTCTTTTTACAGTTTTCCCGTCAATTAGAGGGGTTTGCTATTCTCTTATTTCTAAGAGAAGCGGACAACGATTTTAAGTTTAATACTATACCTGTATTAAAATGTTAATTAGATATAAATTTACCGTTATTGATATCTTTTTCTACAATGATAGACTCATCTTCCCACTTAAAAGGTGGTCTACGCAACCGATAATTCCACGTAGTCGTACTATAACCAAATGCTTTCGCTAAATTACCAAGACTGCTATATGTTATTACTTCACCAGTCTTTTTAAAAGTAACTTTTAGTGGATAATAAATAGTAGGTCTTCTGTTTTTGTATTTAACTTCAGGCCATTCACCATTAAAATCACCTTTTAACATGAAAGCATATCCATCTGAAAACCTAACCGTACCTCTAGATACCAATCTCGTCTCAATAACACTATTAGCTAAATTTAACTTCCTTCCCGTTTCGTTAATACTAAAGTATTCTTTAATTTCTTTAGTATCGCAGTTATAAACCAAAACAGGTTGTTGGTATGTAGTTAGATATTGTTTGACAGTTTGTAGATTATTTTCTCTACGGCTTTGCCATTGTAGGTTAGATAAATCATTGTTCAATGGATTACAGTCTAAATGACTAACGTCTAATTCAAAGTAGTTATTAGGCATTGGTAAATAAGCATATGCTAGTAGTCTATGTTTACCAGGTTTGTTTGGCCCTAAATCATAGTCCCTACGTACAAAATTTCTTACATAAGGTATTTTTACACGCCAACATTTACTTGGAGTATCAGATACTATCTTACCATTACTTATTTTCTTAATCGCACCTTCTCTATTAATTTTATATCTAGTATATCCAGGAATTAATCTAAATCCGTCTTCATCGTCTTTAATATTGGTATTGTTCCAACTAAGATTAAATGGGTGTAGATTACCTTTATTACCATCGATATAGATTATATCCCAATCCATTATTTCCCAAAAGAAATCAGGATTAGTATTCTTAAATACAAAATTAACAATATTAGCAATTCTTACTTCTTTGCCTTTAATATTTACAAAGAATTCACCTTCTTTTTCAAAAGGCAATACTTGCTTAACAGATGGTGGTAATGATTTTTCAACGTGGAAAATATCACCTTGAATATTTACTGTATAATAGTCTTTATCTGTTTCCAGAAAGATATCATCAGTTTTATCATTGTGTCTTCTTAACATTTTAATTACCTATCTATAAAGTTATTCAAAAAACTTGAAATAAATTCATAAATAGGCGAACAGTATTAAATGTCCATAAATTGCTAATTTTTTATGGACATCTATCCGCGCCTTGATTTTTATACGCTGGCACTGGTGGACTCATGGAATTGAAACAATCCATTCCGTATACAGGGAATTTTAAAAACTCTGGAATATTATCATCAATCTCCCAGTTATCGTTTAACATTCTACGTTTTTCTGTTTTAGTAGTTGTCATGACAATTGTATTACCAGGAACATTACTACCAATACCAGTAATAGGATAACGTGTAGCAAAACCTGGAGTATCATTGATTTCATGATAAGTACAAATATAAAGTAATTCAATAAATGTCAATGGATGAACATCTTCCTTACTTCTATCAGGTGGTAATTCTGTAATACTATTCATGATCTTAAAAGTATTATCAGGGCCTTTATAAATTAAAGCAAGGTAATAACCATCTACTTCAATAGCTTTATGCCTAACAGCATCAGGTTTAAAACGATGAATAAGTTTACGAATACCCTCGTCAGATTGGAATACATCAAACCAATCTTGATTAAGATAAACATCTTCTTCTTTCAATGTTTTCTTATTAACCAATTTAACTGGATGCAAAGGGTCTGAAAATTTATCTTTTAAGAAACTGTTTTTAATACCACGAATAGCAAATGGTAAACAAGATACAAGTTGCTGATATAAACCAACGACAATATTATTATAGCCTTGGTTATCTTTATCATGTGCAAAACGACCAGAAGCTTTAGGTGCTGTAATCACGTTACGAGTAGTTTGGAATACGTTACGTGAAGCCCATTTACCTTGGATTAATTTCTTTTTACCATGACCGGTGATTTCACCTAAGTACATAAACAGTTTTAAAGCAGTCTTCTGAATAGCATAGCGTGTATTATTTAATAAAGCCATGTTAGACTTATGCGAAGTACTACCGATAGAAGAAGCTAGAGACAATAACTCACGATAAATTTGATTTACTTCATCGTGAGAGATTTGTCCGTCTTTAAATTCTACATCACGATAACCGGCTTGTAGAATAATAAACTTATTAATCTTTAGAATATCTCTATTCTTTTCAATTAATTTAATGGTCTCACGTCTTTTTGGTGAACCAGTATCTGGTAATTGATATTTATCAAAATTTCTAAAGAAGAAATCATATCCAGTTTCACCATCAATTGCATTAGAACGAACAAACTGTTTCGTTTCTTCATCAAAAACGGCAAATGTCGTACCAGCCATAATCTCATCTAATAATCTATTAGCTGAAATCAATTCACGATAAACTAAAGGATGTAGAATTTCTACATTTAAATCCATGTAGGCTTGTTTCTTTAAACGTGAAGGGTCGCCTACAGGCCCAAAGATTTCATTAGACCAAAGACCTTCTGGGTGTAAGTTATAGTTAGCACCATCGAACATATTACCAGAAGTAACTTTGCCTAATTGTTTATAAATATTTCCAGAATCTAGATTAAGTAAAGAAAGATTAAAAGGCGTTCTGGCCTTTACTTTCTTATTGTAATTTTCATCCATAAGAATTATTCCTTATAATGAGAGTAGCCTAACACTAAGCTAGGCGTAAAGTTATGAAATCCCAATAATATAATTGGAGTATATAAATTTTTAATAAAATACAAACAGGAGCATTATATCATGTTTGGAAAAAAGAAGAATATCCAAAAAGCAATGGCAATGGATAATGAA